ACATTGTTCGTAGAACATTATGTTGACGTTCCTGAAGATAAGTATGATGTTATCGATGAACTCGCAAATCGTCTCGAAGAGATGGAAGCTAAACTAGACGGTGAAGTGTCACAAAACATGGCAATCGTTGAAGAGTTAGATACTCTCAAGAGAGGCAACGTTGTATCGGAAGCATCGAAAGATTTGACTGATACACAAAAAGAGAAACTTTCTTCACTTGCTGAAGGAGTAGATTTCAAAGATGCAGAAGACTTCGCTGAGAAGATTTCCGAAATCAAAGAAGCATACTTCAAAGTAGACGGAGAGAAAGTTGAGGCGGAAACAAACATCGTAGAAGGTGCAAATGAATTCGAAGTTGAAGAAACAGAGAAAGTCATTGACCCTACTATGAGTAAGTATTCGTCTGCAATAACCAAACTTAACCCACTCGGTTAGGTTTTAATTTAAAGGAAAATAAAATGTTTTTATCAGAAAACTTACAAGAAAAGTGGCAACCTATTCTAGAGCACTCCGATTTACCTAAAATCGAAGACAACTACAAAAGAGCCGTCACTGCAGTTATCTTGGAAAACCAAGAGAAAGCCCTTGCAGAACAAAATCTACAAGAAGCTGCACCTTTAAATGCTACTGGAACAGGCATTTCTAACTGGGATCCGATTTTAATCTCCCTAGTAAGACGTGCTATGCCAAATCTCGTTGCATACGACATTTGTGGAGTTCAACCAATGACTGGCCCTACTGGATTAATCTTTGCTATGAAAGCAAGATATAACGATTATCCTTCAGGAACACGTTTAACTAAATCTGAAGCTATGGGAATTGACGAAGTACAGAGTGATTACTCTGCTGGCGTTAACCCTACAGCTGCAGGCCCTTTAGCTGCTCAGACAGGAGACCCGTTCAGCGGTTCTTATGCTTCTGACACAGGTTCAGGTATGTCTACTGCATCTGCAGAGGCACTTGGAGATGTTGAAGCATCTAACGGTTTTGCACAGATGGGTTTCTCAATTGAGAAAGCTACAGTGACAGCTAAGTCAAGAGCATTAAAAGCTGAGTACACACTCGAACTTGCACAAGACCTTAAAGCAATCCACGGTCTTGATGCAGAATCAGAATTAGCAAATATTCTTTCATCAGAAATTCTTGCTGAAATCAACAGAGAAGTTGTCAGAAACGTTAACATACAAGCGAAAACAGGTGCATCAGCAGCTGCAACAGCAGGTACGTTCAATTTAGACGTTGACGCTAACGGACGTTGGTCAGTTGAGAAATTCAAAGGATTATTGTTCCAAATCGAAAGAGAATCAAATGCAATCGCTAAAGAAACTCGTAGAGGTAAAGGAAACTTTATTCTATGTTCTTCAGACGTAGCATCTGCTCTTTCTATGGCAGGAGTATTAGATTACGCACCTGCTTTATCAACATCTCTAAACGTAGATGACACAGGCAATACATTTGCTGGTGTTCTTAACGGTAGAGTTAAAGTATACATAGACCCTTATGCAGGTTCTGATTACTTGACTGTTGGTTATAGAGGAACTAACCCTTATGATGCAGGTATGTTCTATTGCCCATACGTTCCATTACAAATGGTTCGTGCAGTTGGCGAGAACACATTCCAACCAAAAATCGGTTTCAAAACTCGATATGGTATGGTTTCAAATCCTTTCGTTGGTGCTACACCAGCTGACGGACTTGCATCTGCAGGTACTAACCAGTACTACAGAAAATTTGCAGTTTCTAACATTCTGTAAATCTAAAAGTTTAGCACTTTTGAAAAAGGAACCTTCGGGTTCCTTTTTTTTGTTTCAAATAAGCGAAACCCCAATCACTTCTAACTCTTCAGTAGGTTAATTGGGGTCTCTAGTTAGGGTCTTCTATCTCACAATCGTTATTTGTTTTTGACTCCATTTTTCAGGCAAGGGAACGACACCTCGGTTTCTCCTAACATAACTTTAAAAATCTCCATCAGCGACTTGAACAACAGTAGTTCCTCTCGCTCTCCACATATCAACAACCTTGTTTCTATCGTCAAAGACAATGTCGATTTTTCCACCGAACTCTTCGAATTTTTCTGCAAGGTCGGATTTAAACTCTTCATCAGGTCTGAAATCACCATCGGGTCTAAGAAAAAGACCTTTGTGACCATCACCAATCCACGCAGAAATCTGAGATTCGGTAATCTCTCTTTGAGATTCGTTTCTCGCAGAGAAGAATGCAACATCATCCCCAAGGGCAATGTGTCTTTTTGCAATGTCACAAACCCACTGAACAGGGGTATCCATATCAGTATGTTCTTTAAATGACTTCCAGTCTGCTGGTTGAGCTTCAACGAAATGTCTCCTATGTTCGCAATCTGCGATAGTTCCATCAACGTCAAAGATTATTGTTTGTTTTTCCATACTGCTAGTATACCAAAAAATGCAACCCATTGTCAACTGGTTTTAGCACTTTTTTACACACTAAATACAAGGTACAATACAGTACATGACACATACACACAGGAGAAAAATATGTCAAATAATAAATCAGGGTTCGAAATCAGAGCCGACTTACTTAATCAAGCACAAGGAATAATTGAAGGAAACTTCCAAAGAGAAGTTGATGCTATCTACGCACACAACGATACCTTCCCTAATGATAAGAAACCTTTACCACTAAGAGAAATTACTGGTGAAGAGGTTATCAGAACTGCACGACAGTTAAATGAGTTTGTGACAGAGAAATAACCTAAATAGTAGTACACGGAGATATCATGGAAAAAACAATAAGAGTAATGGAAGGGCCTTGGGAAAGAAATACTTTTCCTAATGGGGTAGAAACAACTAATGTAATTAGTAGAACCACTATTACCAAGTATGAACAAGATGGTTATCTTTGTGAAAAAACGTCTACGAGAGAGTATCGAGGTGATGATTACTTCGATACCTCTTCTTATAAAAGGATAATCAAGTTAAATGGTTGATATAAACAAGTCTATACTCAATAAGAACAATTTCAAACTTCTTATTCAGAAGGTTCCAACAGTTGAATACTTTGTTCAGACTGTCACAATTCCAGGCGTGACCTTTGAGGAGACTGTTTTACCAGTCGGTGTAGGGGTGGATGCATACTTCCATGGTGATAAGGTATCGTTTGATACACTTAATGTGTCGTTCCTAGTCGATGAAGACCTTAAAAACTACCAAGAAATGTATGATTGGATGACTCAAATCGTCCCAATTGCAAATCCTTCGGATTATCAATCACTTGCAGGGAGTACAATGAGTACACTAGGTGTATCGTCTCATGACGGTGAAGACACCAATTTGACCTCTCAGATTACACTTGTGACCAATACCAACAAAAACATACCTAATAAATACTTTAGATTTTATGATTGTTTCCCTATTTCACTGGGTTCTTTAGAACTACAATCAGGTTCAGAGACTGCACCAGTCACTTGTGACGTTCAATTTAGATTCAACTTCTACGATATCAAAACCACTAGTTAAAACCCTATTTTCGTGGTATAATAGACCATGAATACATATTTTTTGTATAGATAAATATAGGTATATTATGAATTTAGATGAAATAAAATTGATGTGGGAAACTGATTGTGAGATAGATGATATCGAACTAGATAACGCATCCTTAGAAGTACCAAAACTTCACGCAAAATACCTAGACTTATTGTCCAGTAAGTTAATGGTTCAAAAACAATACCAAATGAAATACGATACACTACTTAGAGATAAGTGGTTGTGGTACAATGGTAAGATGGATGACGACACACGAAAAGAGTTGGGTTGGGAGCCGTTTGATTTAAAAGTATTGAAAGCAGATTTACACTACTTTTTTAATGCAGATGAAGAACTAACCGAAATGAAAGCAAAACAAGAGTATTTAAAAATAACTGTAGACTTCCTTAAGGAGTGTATGCAAAACATCACATGGAGACACCAAACGATTAGAAACACAATCGATTGGAGAAAGTTCATGGCAGGTAATTAATATGATATTAGAAAACTATGTATGGCAAGCACCTGAATTTTTTACACGAGAAGAAATAAGACAACTGCATACTGCAGCTGATAAGATTCAAGAAATGCCTGGCCAGATTGGAGCTCCCAATAATCAAGATGCAGACCGTCCTAATCCTACAGATGAGGGTACGGAAGATTGGTCGATTCGTTCTTCTACAGTAAAATGGTTTGAAATGAATAATGGTCAAATGCCTAAAAATCTTGAAGATAAACTTGCAGATGCAATCGACATGGCAAATAAACAATGTAATTGGAATCATACATGGGAGTATATGGAGAATCCTCAATATACTGTTTATACTGAACAACCTGATAGACAGGGAGATTTTTATACATGGCATACTGATGCAGGGCCAATTGCATACGGAAATGGTTTACATAGAAAATTAAGTATGACAGTTCAATTATCAGACCAAGACGACTATGAGGGTGGACACTTCCAGTGGTTAGAACCCCATAGACAGTTTGATAGAATGACAGGGACGAATCCCCAATTAGAAATGCAAAATGCAATTCAGACATTATCATTTTCTGCAAAGACTATTGGTAGTGTAGTGGTGTTCCCATCGTTCCTATATCATCAAGTCACACCAGTATTGAAAGGAACAAGAAAATCACTGGTATGCTGGTTCACTGGAAAACCTTATGTCTGATACCGTAAGAGTCTCAAAGGTAAACGAAGTATTTCTTAAGGTCGATTGTGATGATGGACTTGCAAAAGAACTGTTTGAGTTTTTTTCCTTTAAAGTACCCAACGCAAAATTTATGCCTTCCTATAAGAATAGAATGTGGGACGGTAAGGTATACTTATTCTCTATTAAAACACATAAAATCTATATTGGATTACTTCCATATGTTGACGAGTTCTGCAGGGAGAGGGGTTATGAATTTGAGGGTGTCGAAGATATTCTTGGAACTAAACAAAGAGAGAAGTGTAGTCAATCATGGTTGGCAGATTTGAACCTTCCCTTTGAACCTAGAGAATATCAGATAGATGCATTTAATACTGCGATTCAATATGGGAGACAACTATTACTCTCACCTACTGCAAGTGGTAAATCATTAATCATATACCTACTCGCAAGATACTACAACAAGAAAACTGTAATCATCGTCCCAACAACTTCACTGGTAGAACAGATGAGTAAAGATTTTGTGGACTATGGATACAAAGAACCTATCTGTAAAATCTACCATGGTCAACCAGTATTCGATGCTCCAATTACAATTACTACATGGCAGTCATTCGCAAAAGCACCTAAGAAAACACTAGAATCATTCGACATGGTTGTTGGAGATGAAGCACATTTATTTAAAGCAAACGTATTGAAAGGTATTCTTGAAAAAATGAAGAACACTGCATTACGTTTTGGAACAACTGGTACACTGGATGGAACAGAGGTTCATAGATTACAGTTAGAAGGATTATTCGGCCCTGTTAAGAAAGTCACTACGACTGCAGACTTAATGGAAGACGGAACAATTGCGAACCTAGACATTGACATTCTTATACTAAAACATAAGAAGATTAAACTACCGACCTACCAAGAGGAAATGGATTACCTCGTAAGTTGTGATAGTAGGAACGAATTTATTTGTAATCTAGTGTATAGTCTAAAGGGAAACACACTTGTATTATTCCAGTATGTTGAGAAACATGGTGAAGTATTGCATGGTAAAATGTTCAAGAGACTAGGAGACAAACTACACTACGTCTTTGGTGGTACTGATGTGACCGACAGAGAGGACGTAAGAGAAATCGTAGAGAAGAGTAATGACAATGTAATACTTGCATCCTACGGAACATTTTCAACTGGTGTTAACATCAAAAAGATTGATAACATTATTTTTGCATCCCCATCTAAATCTAGAATAAGGAATCTACAGTCTATTGGTAGAGGACTTAGAAAGGGGAAAGATAAAGACAGTATGCGACTGTTCGATATTGCTGATGACATAGGGGGTAAGAATTATACTCTTAACCACTGTAAAGACCGTATAAATATATACAACGAGGAAGGTTTTTCATATGAAATTAAGCAGTTCGAACTAAAATGAAATACGAAGTAATTAAACTTAAAACAGGACAAGAACTTTGTGGAATGGTGTCATACACTAGTGACACTGTTGAGATTACCCTACCTATGATATGTCAGTTAACAAAGGTAAGTACAACAAACACCCTTGCAACATTCATTCCTTATGCACCACTCTCACTAGACCCTATCCTTACTATTGGATTGGAAAGCATTATGCACACCAGTTCTATGAATGACCAGTTCATTCCGTTCTATGACGAAGCTTCTGCAAAATGGTTGAGTATGGTAGAGGATGGAAATATCCCCTTAACTAATAGAATACCCTCACCAAAAGAATTCCTTCGAGAAAACATTAGCGACATTATGGAAAATATGTCTGATGAAGAATTGATGGAAATCGAATCAATGGAAGAAGAAGAATTCTTCCGTATACCACCCGAAGAAAAAAAAGTAATTCATTAGACTTTTATCTTGTCTAAATAAATGCGTGTTAATCATCAGACTGATGAATGACATAATATAAATTAAACTTATTTTAGGAAAAACCATGACCACAGCAATTTTAGTTGCGAAGAGCATGGTGCGAAAAGCTAGAGAAGTCAATCATCAAAGTCGTCCGACTAAAAGAAAGATGGTTGACGGTATCGAATTTCTAGTGCTGTTGACTCTTCCGTTCGCTTTACCATTTTTAGTGATGTTTATGTCTTACAAAGGATATTAAGTGTCAAAAGAAAAGGTATTACAGATAGTAAACCTAGCCCCAAACGACTCAATCATAGAACGTCTAATAGAGATGCATCCTATGAGACAAGTCGCTTGGGCAACTATCGTTCAGATTTTAGTCTTAGGATTTATGGGAGTTGCAATGACGACCATTCACTATTTTATCTCATGAAATTACAACACTATATAATAGGTACAACTTTAATTATATCGTTGGGTCTTCTCTTGTCGGGTCAGATAGATAGAATAAGTAGAGGAAGAGATATAGATTTGGTTGTTCAATCGGTGTATATGCCTTATTAGTATATATCCCTGTGGGTACATATTAATTTTATCATACTTTTCTGGCCTGTCTAGTGGTTTTTAGAAATAATTTAAAATTAATTTTTATTGAAAAACCCCTTACATAACTACATACTCCATTGTATAATAGGTACATGAAAACAGAAAAGAAGAAACCTGAACATTACGTTAATAACAAGGACTTTACGGCTGCAGTTGCTGAGTATGTTGCTGAAATAAACAAAGCAAAAGAAGCAGACAAAACTCCACCTAGAATGTCAGAGTACATAGGAGAGTGCGTATATAAAATTGCGACTCGATTATCTACAAGACCTAACTTCATCAACTACACCTATAGAGATGAAATGATATGTGATGCAATCGAAAACTGCATACAATACCTCGGAAACTTTAACATAGAGAAATCATCAAATGCATTCGCATATGTGACCCAAATATGTTATTATGCTTTTCTTCGTAGAATTCAAAAAGAGAAGAAACAAGTTTTCATCAAACAAAAATCAATCATGGAATCGGATGTTTCTATAGAATCATTCCAAACTATTGATGGTCAGTATGACCCTGCATTAACTAACACTAATGTGGAATGGTTAAAAGAGAACATGAACCACGTCAACTACGAACCTCGTAAGACTAAGAAAAAAACCAAAACAACCAAGAAAAAAACTGGAACTTTAGAAGCGCAAATGACTTCTAAAACAAAAGAAACTTAATTTTGAAGATTGCAATCCTAAACGACACACATTGTGGAGTCCGTGCCGATATGGTAGAAATGTCAAACTACCAAGGTCGATTCTATGATGAAGTATTTTTCCCCTATCTTGATGAACATAACATCAAACAGATAGTTCACTTGGGCGATTATTTTGATAGACGTAAGTTTGTAAACTTTGCATCTCTAAAAGCAAATAAACAACACTTTATTGAACCCATGATTAAGAGAGGAATCCACATGGATTTAATCCTCGGAAATCACGATACTTATTATAAGAACACCAATGACGTTAACTCACCCGAACTTCTTTTATTTGGTGATAACAATATTAACGTGATTGGAGAACCTTGTACTAAAGAGTATGACGGTTGTGAAATTACACTGGTGCCTTGGATTAACCCCGAAAATTATGCAGACTCAGTTGACTTTATACTAAACTCTAAAGCGACTCAATGTTGGGGTCATTTTGAATT